GCAGAGCCAGCCGCAAAACTAGCAGCACCGGAAAATGTCGGAGTCGATTCAAGCGTATCAATGCGCGGAGCTAAACTTGGCATCTCTTATTCCTTCACTCTGGATTTTAATTTTTCTATTTCAAGTCTGATATAGAAAGCAGCCTTCTCGAGATCCTCAACGTGAGTTTTTGAATCCTTAAATCCGGCACGGCAAATATATTTTAAAGCAGAGCCTAAACTGAAACCAAGTCCCCATGCGTCAATGACCTTGATCGCTTCATAAGGATTGTCTGCGCCGCCGTAGTAGTTTGGATGCTCGACCTTACTCATGTTTTACCAATCCCATATTTCTTAAGCAATGCCTGTAGTTTCTCACTGATCGCCTTTTGTTTCGGTGAACTAGGATACGCCTTCATGCTGGCTTTAAATAGCTTATTGGCCTCTTTGCGATCTTCGTCAGACATCACTTTCCATGGATCATCAAACCCATTTAAGTCATTTGATTCATCAATCAAAAATATTTTTCTATTTGTTTGATCCATGAAATGTCTATTCATCATCGCTTCCCATTCGTTCGCTTTTGATTTCTGATTGATCCTCGGACTTCGTTTGTGAGCATCTTGAGTTCATGAAGCCTTCGGCCAATATGCAATATGGGTATTACCCGACTCGACCTCATCCAAAATACGCTGCTGGAACTCTCTAGCCCTTGGATCAGAACGGTCTGCCGCACGATCGACCATTCGGTGAAGTGCGTTAGCTTCTTGGCGAACTCTTCCAGTATCTTTAGTTGATCAGCTTCGGATAGATCACTCATCTTTCATCCAAAAAATATGATGAAACAATTTTAATCTGCTTTGGATCAAAGACTATCAAATGATTAGATGTATCATATTCAACCGCATCAAAACCAGATTCCTTGATTTTATTATTGAAGTCAGACTTGCCAGCCGGACCTTTAACAATGCCCATTTTTTTTAATTGCAGTTCAAGATGCTGGTAATGCTCTTTAGCTCCTCCTGCAAATTTTGGTTTTCTGTATTTGTAGTCAAAGTTATTAGCTACCTTCTCAGCGTCCTCTACACTCATTGTTTTGAAAGGATTGCTTACATTTAACTGAACTTCTATAACTCTTGGCCTTTTCTCTTTTTCATTAGAACCAGCAAGGCTTTTAGCAAAGTAACGTGCTTCTTTTTCGTCTGGAGTAAAATAATAACCTATTCCATGCTTTCCATATCCAGGCTTGCTAAATTTATCAAAAGCAGATCCTGTGCCGTGATAATAATGCTTGAGAATAGCTTCAGTCAAAAAACCGCTGCTTAATAAAGATATCTTTCTGTTTGTCGCATCAATGAATAAACGATTAATCATCATCTTTTTCCATTCGTTCGCTTTTGATTTCTGATTGATCCTCGGACTTCGTTTGTGAGCATCTTGAGTTCATGAAGCCTTCGGCCAATATGGGTATTACCCGACTCGACCTCATCCAAAATTCGCTGCTGGAACTCTCTAGCCCTTGGATCAGAACGGTCCGCCGCACGATCGACCATTCGGGGAAGTGCAGATCGCAAACGCTCTGCATCTTCCGTTGTGATGTTACCTTCCTTTTCCCTAACCCGCTGAGTCTGAATTTGTAATATTTCTTCATCGGATAACCCCAAAATTTTTGAGTACACCCAATATTCAGAAAAATTCGCCTCGCGGTATTGTGCGCCTAAATCGAGTTTGGCTTTCTCGACTTCAATCTGTGCAAGTTCAAACACGCCGGATGGAATGACCATGTGACATTCAAAAGATGTGCGGTCGGGATCTATGTTCTTGGCAGCTAAATCTATTCGGCCAATCTGACGAAAGCCGTTCTTTAGCTCGCGTTGGATACGCATGACGGAACGACACAACCGCACATCAAGCTGACTATTATGAACATAGACACCTGACGCCAGAGCGAAGTTAGGTGATCCCTCTATTTGGATATCGCAGCAGTCTCTTTTCTGATCAAGAATCTCTACCCACCGCACATGCTGATCACCAAACGACATGAGTTCATCATTTTCTTTTAAACTTGAAGCCTCAATATAAGATCCATCTCTCAACATAAAAAGATGATCAGGAGTCGAATCAACAGTGATGTTGCCGGAAATATGAACTCTAACGACATCAGCGTTTTTCCGAGTCCACTCAGCTTTGATTATTTTCCCTGGATTGACTGCTAGTGATTTCTCATCAATAGAGTAAACAAAATTCTCAATGCCTTGACTATATTCAAGTATGAGCTGTTCCATTGTCAAATGCCTGCCGTCAGTCAAAACTACTTTTGTTTCAGGAACCAAACAAAGATTCGCTCTTCCAACGGTTTCATCGGCACCCAAATAACTCTTTGGAATTTTCAAGGCAGCGAAAATCTTGTTCAGAAAATACTGCACGTCCTCAACTGATTGACCTTCCGGTCCTGCCAGCACTTCAATCTCAGTGCCCTTGCGGTCTTTGCGCACAGGAATAAAAAAATCATCTTCCGCCGAATTCTTGACAAAGACACCTGAATCAAGCGCAAAGTTATGCCACATCTCAACAGTGATGCAGCCCGTGTCCTGATTGTCTTTTATCTTCCCGACCGCTGTTATATTTTGAGAAAAAGTTTTTTTGGAAATAGGGTCAATACTTAGAACTTTATCTGTATGAATTAAATCCTTAGCTTCTTTATATTCCAAATTGTTTAAAAGAAATTTGTGATCAGGTGTTACAACCATTTCTTTTTCATTAACAACTACACTCAAAACTTCCGCGTCTTTTCTTGTTACTCCAGCCCAAACGATTTCGCCTTTTACTAACTCTCCATTTTCAACATTGATAGAATACGTCCAGTTTTTAATTCCAGCTTCGTGATCCGCTATCAACTCTGAAAGTGTTTTAACCGCACCTTTTAATGGCGCTTCACCATGAATATTGATGACTGGAATTTTTGTATCAAGACTAAGGCAAAGTGGCGAGTAACGAAAATTAGGTTTCCCATTGCTATCAATGAACTTGTTCTTCTTGAAATCGTTTTTGATTCGATTCAAAAGTCCACGCGCTTGATTTGGAGGAACATCGCCAACGTCAACATAGAATGCGTATCGCTGCGGCGAGCGAGTGACCTTATACATCAGCATGGCATCTTCCATCATAGCCAATCGCTTCCAAGCGTAGCGAGCAGCCTCGACAACTGAATACCCATAAAGGTCCCGCCGCGCACGCGAGCGCAGGCGCATGTGAACGATCTCCCAAGGCTCATAGACTTGAAGCAAACTTGTGCCCAAACCTTGTGGCAATTCAAGTTCGCTCATGCCCTTGTTCTTGATTCGATCAAGGAACGTCCGCGTGTCGATTGTGAAGGTCATCGCTGGATCCTGCATGTAGCCATAGAGGATTCCATTGATGTCCTCGATCCGCCGCATCCAAGGCGCAGGCGAATGATTCAGCTTAACCACGCCGACCTGATCCAATACCACTGGCTCTATAAACTCGTTTCCATACTTGCAAAGCGAGCGAGCGATTTCCCAGAGTTCATTTTCGACTTTGAGATTGACTTCTAGCATGTCATTAAGAACGTGATCAATGGATTCATCCGTGGATTCAAACCACATGCTTTTCTGCGACATCACGTCCTGCACTGTCGCATCGTCGGCAAACAAATCAATGGCAGCACCGAGTTCAGGGAACGCATCCATTTCGTCGTAGTCAGCATAGCGATTCATCAAATCTTCTTCGATGCGAACCGAATCAGCTATCTGCCCGTTGCTGCCGCCTGTCTGCCCTGCAAAGCCTTGCTGCATATAAAAGGAACCGCGTGACGCCTGATCCCAATAGCTGCTAGGCAATGGCAGCACGTTGTTTCGGTTAAAAACCGTCCTAATCAAATCCAAACTGTTTCCCGCGATTCCCATTATTTTTCCGCCTGAACTCGAATTCAATTTTTAAAATTCACTCAGCCGCGCTGCACAAAGTCCTCTGGATTATACGTCAAATCGTCAACAGTGTTATCCATATTCACCTTTTGATACTTAGGCGAAATCGACTTTGGCTTGGTCTTTTCATAAACCTTCACTCCAGCTAACTCCTGAACGCCTTTGCCCTTCATCGCCAACGCCTGATCCAAAAGATTGTCCACGGTGTTGCTGTAGCGATCGGTGATGCTTTCCTGATAGTCGGCCATGCTTTCCGACTCCGCTCTAGGGTTTAAAGTGATGCCCTTGCTAGGTGCCAAAAACTCACCCGAGTATCTTGACCTGAAAAGAGTCCAAACCACACCGCACAGCGCATCAGCTAAATCTTTTCCCTCACCATCGGGATGGTCCACTTTTTCCGGTCCATCTTCCAGTCGCCGCAATTCCCTATATAGGATTGGATAATCATAACACTTGACCCGGCCTTCATAAATTGCGGATCTCAAATACCAGTAGGCTTGCTTCGCTTTTGGAATTCGGCCAATAGCGGTATTGACTACGTTTTCCCCACGCGATGAGATTCCCGTATCGACAGAATAGATTCCAGCCTTGTAGCCATTTTGTTCTAAGGCTTGACACGCATCCCTGGACTGATAGGTATCCATGCTTACCTCGGCAATGTGAAAGCCGTGCGATGAAAACTCATAAGTAAGTTCTCGCACGTTTCTAAATATAACTTCCTCGTCTTTACTGCCCTGAATAGCCAAAACAAAATCGACGACAAAGACCGGCTGATACTCAATGATTTCTCCGGACTCTTGAACCGGAACCATCCCGCCAACGTGAGCTAGGCAAAATCCAAATGCATCGCCTGTGAAAGCTGGATCATAATGAAGATGCCTTGGTGCTTCAGGGTTTAACTTAGGCACCCACTCGCCGTTCGGCTTTCTGTCACAGAGCGCATACCAATTCATCTTATAAGACCGGCGCGAGTCCCACGTATTCGGATCGTCAAGCAGCGGGCACTGGAAGGGATGAATCCTATCCTTGTCGATCATCTCGTTTATTTTTTCGACTTTAGTTATGAAGTTGGAAATAGCAATTGTTGAAACACCGGCAATATCTCGCAGCGACTCCTCAAGGTTGGCCTCAAAGTCCGAACGGAAATCCTCTGGGATATCTATGACGATCGCGTCCTTATAGTTACTGACATCTTCACCGTCCAATATAATCTTGGAAGCATAGTCAATCGTGCCAATCAGAACCCTAAAGGTGCGGTCGCTGAAGCTGCCCTTTTTCATTTCAAGTATCGAGCGATCCCTGACAAAAGTGGACAGCGTTCCCATCGCTTGTTCTTTACGAACGAACTGATCGGTAAAGGAATCGACTGTACTCTTTGACGATACGAGCATGATGATTCCAGGCAGCTTGCCCTTCTTAACATAGCGCGACTTCATACGGCGACGAACCGAATCAAACAGGCGTCCCGACTTGCTTTCGCCTCCCCAATTCTTGCCGTAGTTAAGCGATGACTTTTTAACCCTTCCCCAAAAGTTAACTTCATCAATAATGCCGCCAAAAATGTTCATGCCGATAATGGACGTGTCCGTTGACGATCCAGCAATAATGGCCAAGCCTTTAGGGAAAACAATTTCCGCTTTTAAATCTTTGACCGGAGGAAAGTCGTATTTAAAATAAGGTGACTCTTGAATCTTGTGCGCCAGCTGCTCAAACACAACGCGGCGTGCGGTTTCCTTGGATTTGGCGAGCGAGCAAAAGCCAATGATAGAGCCTGAAGCAAGGCCATATGATACCGCAGGATTTTTCAGGCAGCTCGCCTCGTAGATCATTCTTAAAACAGCAAGGTGAGAAAATGTTGACTTGCCTGAATTATGAGACAGCATGCCGTAGGCCAAATAGCTGTTGTCATCGGGAACCATAAGATCAAAAACAGGAATGACGTTGTCAGTTTTTTGAATCGACCTTATCTCTTCCCAAATCGTCTCGGTATCAAAAAAAAGTTCATAAGCATGAGCATGCATATGCGGCCACTGCTTGCAGAAATTTAAAACATCAACGTGACTCACCTTAAGGTCGGCACTGTCCCGACCGCACCATTTAGCGTATTTTGTAGCGCCAATGGAAACCTTATGCTTCTTGGTCCAAGCCAGGGCATCACCATAGTTGACTGGCAGAAAATCAGCGTGAGACTTTTCGACTTTGCCCTTGATGACTTCGACCATGATGTTAAATTTATTTTTTATGTCTGGTCTGATTATGGAAATATGCTCGGCAAAAAGATTGATATTAGACTTGCCTGATATGGCCAAGTTAAAAGTTTTTGATATTCGATCAGCATGAACAACACGCGATCTAATACCGAAGCGTTTAAAAGCCAGCGTCATGTATTGAAGGAATACTTCGAGATGAGACGTGAAAGTCACAGAGCAGCTGAAGTAATTATGAATGCCGCTATAGACGGCTGATATCAAAGCGCCTCGAATGAAGCCTGCTAAAATTTTATTGGATGATTGCAGAATTGGTTTTGGGATCGTGCGGTATTTGATTGGATCGGTGATGTCTAGTTTTTTAAAGAGTGCGGTAAGATCACTCGCGTCCATCGACACATAGATGCTCGAAGGCTGAGTGAATTTTATTTGAAGCTGCATGCAAAGATCAGTAAACAGTTTCATCCGATCGGGATCGGACTTGATGAACAGATAGCGTTTGACGCCGTTGACTTCCGTTGCGTGCAGTTTGCCTGCCGAGCAAAAGATGCCTGCCCATTCAGCTTCCGCGACTGTTACGTCAAAACGAATTGGAGTGGACGTGATGAATCGAGGGGACCTGATTCGATGATACGCTGGATTGATTTGATCGGTTCTCACCCACCCGTCCTGCGTCATCCACTTATGCTCGGCTGTGGCCTTGATTGTGAAGCCATTGGCGATCTTCATCTCATAGACGGGTTTGACTCCATTAAAGACGCCTACAGCCGTTTGCGAGCCTCGCCAAGGGTTTACATCAAAGGCTTTGCCAGCCAGCTCTTTAAGCTGTTCTATTGATCCATCGGCAAGCTGGATGAGTGTATCTCCTGACGCACAGCCAATTCCGCCGCACACAACTGCTGTATCATATTGGCTTGATTCAAACAGTTCGACTAGATCATCCTTCCAAGGCTTATAGATTGTCTTGCCCAAGGTCCCCATGTAGTAGTCGTCTTCAATCCACTGCGTGACCGACACCATTTCCCGATCGAGTTCCATAGCGTTCAAGTCTGATTCGAAATGGGGATCTTGGAGGATTTCATAAAACACCGCACGCTCTTCATCACTCATGTTTTCAAGGTCGCGCAGGATGCTTTCGTTTAATTCATCGGCAGTGAACAGGGAATAGGACTTGAACCGATCACTTACTATCATTGGCTGCATCCAAAATCAAATTGCTTGTTTCAACTTTATTTTTATCTTACCTATTTTGACTGGAATTCTAGGCTTATCTTCTCGGTCATTTACTTTATGATATATGCATTCTGTTAAAGTCTTTCCACCATGTTTTGATTCACTTACCTTCGACACGAAAAATGGAACAAATGGAAGCCAGCTTGCGCCTGATGACTCGCAAACAATAACCTGCCCCATCCTGTTTTTGCTCCAATCAGAAAGTAATTTATAATCAATGTCAGAAAAACGATAAAGTCTTCCTGCCTTTGAACAATAAGGCGGGTCTATAAACCAACTTGCCTTATAATTTTCTAAATTATCAAAAGATATATTAGAAACCTTCCAATGCCTTATAGCATTCAATTGAGACGCTATCCGATATCGAATTACTTCACCCCAATGACTGTTCGGCCTAATGCCTGAACGTGCCCACGATGAAGGCGAAAGCCTTGGACTCACCGCACCTTTATTAAGCCAGAATCCGATAAGATGCTTCGCTTCTTTAGCTACATTAAAATTGTCTACATGATCTATATTCAAAGGAAGTTCGAGTATTTCTTTTTCTGACACAGATATAAGATATTCCCACAAACCACAGATGACAGGGTCGATATCATTTAAAATTATTTTCCTATCAGGATAATGCAACGCATAGCCTGCGCTTCCTGCGAAAGCCTCGACAATTGTATCATATATCGGACAAGGATATTTTGGAGCTATTCGATACTTGCCTCCATAATAAGTAAAAAAAGGTTTAAGCACTCTTTACTCCTGTTGGTCTATATTATGAATTTTTTCCAATATTATTTTCGCATCACAAAGAAGATCAAAGATAGGCCAATAGATGGACGCAGGGTTTCCGCCAACTCCAGCCTCGCGCATCAGGAGACGCATTTGATCCTTATCTTCATGCGATAGATTTTTATCTTGCCAGACACTTCGGTTCTCGATGAGCCATGCGATTCGCTTTTTGCGAAGTTCACAATGTTTAAAACTTTTCGATGTCTTTCGCTTTGGTTCAGTTTGCATCGCTCTTTTTCCTCTGCAAAAACCAGATTCAAATCAATCTTCTCATATGGATTGAGTCTTACGAAGTCTCTGGTTTTTCTGGCTGCCAGAAAATTGCCGTCATAGTTTTCTATCTTATTGATGATATCGCATTTGACGTGAATCCATCCCTGCAAGGTTTTGCGGTCAAGGCCGACCATAGCTGAGAAGCATTTAATCGAAAAATTCTTTTTGTTGGTTACAACTGCATTGGCTATCTCGGCAACGGATTCTCTGAAGCGTGGCAGCTTCACTTTATTGTCGATTAGTTTTCTAGCTCTCGATATAGCCGTCAGCCATTTACGGCATTGGCGCTGATAGCCTGGATCGTCTTCCTTGGAAATTGGTTTAGGCTTGTCAGGCTTTTTAGGCTTGGTGCGGTTGTTAGTCTTGGTGAAAATCTGCTTGGCGTAAGCCAGCTTTTCAAAATCAAGTCCATCCTGATTATGAATCGCATATTGATCGTAGCGCCGCATGATGTGATCGGGAATATCGTCGATAGACACGTTGCAGACGAAGGTGCAATCTGATCTCGCGTGCTGCGCCGTGCTATGATGCATCACCCAGAATTCTTTTTTACATCCATTCTGACAGACTCGCTTTTCAAGCGTGCAAGAGATTCCATCGACTACCACGTCTTTGGTTTCAAGGGCAGTTTCAGCTGTCCTGGAAATCTGATTCGATAATTGAGTCATTGGTAACCTCTATCACTTGAATATCAGACATGGACGCTTGTTCCGAATTTTTATTGATGAGTTCCGACATGGTCACAGATGAAGTCTTGCGGATTTTATTCACTGCATTAAACAGGCGGTTTCGCGAGTCGGGATCCATAAGAACCTTGGCGGCTGTCCCTCCCCATCGGTCCTCAAACATTTTTTTGATACGATCCATTTGTGCAAGAGTTCCATCCATTCTGGCTTCGCTGCTTGCCGGTATTCCGGCTTTAATAGCTGCCCTGGGATCGGTCGCCTGCATCGTGTTGAGGCTACCCAGCATGTCCATCGCGAGCCGCATGTTTCCCGTGTTGTCCTTATCAATTACTTTTTTGGCCTTCTCTTTTTCAAAACTCATAAGCACGCGATCCATCTGAACAGCGAAAAGCATATTCATGGCATCCACAGGATCTATGCGTTCTCGATTGCTATTGATGAGATTCAGGTGCCGAACTGGAACACGATGGTCAATGAGTTTATTTCGATTCTCGACATTACTGAGCCACTGATTAAGCATCGTGTGAAGAGACTGGGATTTAACTTCAACGTATTCTTTTCGCGTCACTTGGATATAGTGAACGATCTCCGCTATCGGCGTTCCGTTGTCGAGCATATGCTTGACCTGCGGCCAGCACGTAAGCGATTCGAGTTTCTTGTTTCTGCGCTTTCGCGACATGACCTGCGTGGGATCAAACGAGAAAAGCGTCTCACCGCCGGAACCGGAAACGCCGGAAACGCTATCAGTATGTCCAGATACATTATCCATGATCTCTATATCCGCTTAAAATAGACTCTTCGCTTGAAAAGTAAATGATGATTCTCAATCCATTTATGACAGATAACACGCATCTCTTGATAGGATAAAAATGCAGTCTCTTCAATCTGTCTGATCGAATCACTTAGGGCAGGTGATTCTTTTGGAAAAAAATCAAAGTCATTGGCTGACAATTGATAGTAGTCGTATAGACTTTGGATGCGCCTATACGCTTGATCTATAAGATCGTCGATATCTTTTTGCGTCATTAGTAGTCCATCGTTTCATCTTGTCTTTTTTATTTTTGCAGTTGGCTTTGGCTTTGCTTTATATGCAGCCTTTTTTGCTTCGAGAAGTCCGGCTTCAAGTGTCTCGATCTTGTCACGCAAGTCCAAAATGGTTTCGAGCGCCCTCTCTTCATAGTAAGATGCGATCGAATTCAAAACCAACTCCATGTCGGCATCAAGATTCATTAGCTCAATAATCTTTCCATCATTCCAAAAGAAGCGTCCGAACCTTTGATAGATAAGATCTTTAGCCGTAATAATGTCTTTATAATGTTTTCGCAACGCGACGATGCCTGTGTGTTCCGATTCCATATCATTCAACCAATAGCTGTCGCTTGCTGGTTGGTGCGGTCGCTTCATCCTGAACCTTGACCGTGACTTTCTTATCGCCAACCTTGATCGTGACTTCTTCCTCAGTGGGAAACTCAGCATCACCCTTCACTTCGCGCAGTAAATCCATTGCAAACCTCGTTATGTTATGTAGTCATTAAGTTAAAGTAGCATACTGCTAATCACATCTCTAGCTCCGTTTGCTTGACAAATGGGTATGCCCTCATTTTTATCAGGTCGATTGCCTGCGTGATGTCCATCACCCACCACGTATAGATTTTTAATTCAGATTCAGAATAGAAATCGTAAGCTATGTCATCCATGCAGCACACGATGGTGCGGTCATTAAACGCTGCGAAGCAATTGGCCGCATCGGTCGCCATTGCTGTTTCATTTGAGCAGTCCATCAAAAACACGTAGTAGTCGGCTTCAGCTTCCGATGCTGACTTGAGATTGGGATACCAAACGATTCGATCTTCAACTGCCAGTTCGGCGTGAAACTCTTCACAAATTGTTGGTGACGATGCAAATACATAGACGTTCATGTCAAAAACCCTCTGATTCATTTCGACTAAAGAGATGTATAAAGTCGAGAATAAACAAAGCTATACGATCCAGCAATGCCAGAATCAAATCAATCATACCGTACTCCTCGTCCTAAGTAGTAGCGATATGTTAATTATACGCAGTTAGATTGGATAGCACAACGGCGGGAAAATTCTTGAACTCGAATTCATACGATCCCCATGCAGCCAGTAACATAGCCTCGAAAGGCGTCACCAAGTTTTTCGTTATTGCCAGGATAGAAATAGACTTGACCTTCCATAGCCCACAACAAAAAATACGACAATTGGATATCCGATATCTTTTGAACCCATGCGCTT